TGTGACAAAGAAAAGAATCCAGACTTAGAAGATTGTATTAAGAATCATCTTGACTGTTTGTTCAAACCTTATGTTGGTGGTGCTTGGAAACCACCTAAAGCAGACTGTGATTCATTTGTACCTAAGTCGATGTATGGTACAACGAAAAAGATATGTGTTGCAGACTGTGTTCAAGAGAGAGTGGGAATATATGAGCACATCTTAGGTGATACTCCTACAGCTACTGCTACCTTTAGTGACAAGGATACTATTACTGTTAGTGGTAGTGGTACTTGTCTTCTTACATTGGAACATAGATGGAAGGATCAACAGTGGACTGCTGGTACTGCTGTAGATACTATTGCAGTAGGTGGTGCTACATTCACACGTTCAGGTACTAGAGGTAAAACAACACAGACAGTAGCATTAACGGCTGGAACTTACGCCATAACTTATACAGGTTTACACCCCACTGGTGGATATAATATCGAAGCAAACGCAGAGTATGGTAGTAATAAAACTATAGTATTCAGAGACGGTCACGGTTCAGATGTTAATGGTAGGTTCTCTATACTATCCAGTAACATAGCATCTGATCACGCATATTCTTTAACCAGTCAGCAATACAAAGCAGGGTATTCAGTACAAGGTACTGGACCAATGTTCTATGCACATACTGTGCAACAATCACGTGGTTCTGTTCCTGTGTACAGATCATACTCATCTATTCAACCAGATACTATGCTCACCACTGATCCTGTTGGTGAGAAAGCAACGATGGATGCTCAAGGTTTTGGTGCACGGGATGAAATATTATTCTATGGGTTCATAGACAAACAGGATATGATATCAGAATTGATGGATGGAGAATCTCCTGTGGCCCTTTATAGGTATTACTCCCCTGAGAGTAAGGATCATATGTATACCATCACTCCTATTGGTGGGATACCTATTGAAGCAAACCTAGAAGAGGGATACTATCAACTGACAACTAAAGCAGAAACATATTTGAACTTTACTTTCAACTGTCGTCAAGGATCAGCATCATATGACAACACGATGGGATTTTATCTATGTAATGCTAACGATGAACCTGTACACGGTAGAGTTATACTAGAGAACGCAACTGATGCTAGTGGTACGTACACATACAAAGTACCAGCAGATGAGTTGAATCAATACATCCCTTGCAAATTAGGATTCTTTATGATACCTGACGGAGATGGACGTGGAACTTCTCACGGTGATGCAGTGACTTTTAGCCCCCTCAATGATGGGTGGAGAGTAGACCAGAGTACATCTGCACAGTCAAACTATACCTTCTTCTCTCAGAAGCATCTGAATTCAGGTGATAAAGATATGACTAAGTGGCCTGATAGAACGTGGCAATACTGGGAAGACTTATTGAATGGTGACGATGACTATGATGATATGAAACAGTCATATCACCTGCGTTACGGAGACAGTGAGTATCTTTACGAAGGAATACAATGTTATGTGTTCTCTAAGGGTGCTAACCCAGTCTATGAGGACATCACATCTATTGATAAGTGTGAGGACAGAATATTTGATGATCAATTTGATAACGTAGCAATGACAATGACTGAGTGTGGACGTGTTGATGCTGAGAATGACTATGGATGTGCTACTTGTACTGGTACTGTTGCATTCAGTTCAAACACAGTACAGAATGTCACTGCTCTTAAGAGTGGTGACCTAGAGATTAGATCACACGGTGGTATGACGGGTGGTTGGGGTGACTGTACTAAATTCACTTGGTCTTTATGGAAGAATGGTGTACAGATACATTCAAAACAGGAGGATGTAGGTAAGTGGAAGAAGATTGGTACACCTTTATTATCATTCAGTGTTGTTAAGGATGACCGTATCACTTGGAAGTTAGATTCTATAGACACAGGACACTACAATGGTAGGGTGACACCTGCAATGTCCTTACGAGATGCTACTACTAAGAAGTTTCTAAACACTTGGGAGATGCTATTGATTACACAGTCAGGTACCTATAGAAATGCTAACCCTGCACAGAACGATGGTAACTTAGGTTCACAAGAACCAACAGAACCTTGTGGTCTACCAGTTAGTTTACAGTTGTTTAACTTCGAAGATGATGGTGACGATGATATAACTAAGGAGAATTATACTAATGTACTTGTTAGTAAGGTAGTACAAAATAATACTCTACAGATACGTGGTGCTAATCAAGCTAGTGAAGTTAAAGTAATTGGACGTAAACCAGTAAAGGATATGAGTGATGGTGACACAGGTTATATTAATACGTCTGCTGACAATGGTTTATCAATCAAACTTCAGTGGACAGTGCACGATGCTGAATCTGAAGAGACTGATTGGAAGTTGACTTCTGTACTTGACTGGGGTCAAGGTGGATTTGATCTTAATGATGAGGGTAAGATCTTTGTTGGTAAGTATCCTGATGATGACGATACAAATTATGGATCATTCTACTTAGGATATAAAGTTAATGCTATCAATGACATTGAATGTCCTGCATCTAGCAGTACACAAGGTAGGATACAGGACATTGCATTGCAGTCTACTCACGAGAGAGATCAGTCAACACCTAGACAGTTGAATATCTTGGTGGTAGATCAGCAGGTCATACAGAATACTGAGTTCGTAATGAATATGGATTCAATCTTTAGTAGTTTCTTTAGATATAAAACAGGTAAGGCTGAGTCGTTCCATCAGTACTACCTACAACAGTCTCTGTTAGGCAATGATGTCTTCTTCTATACAGATTATAGGGATGAGAAAGGACTGCACTTCAGACTCCGTATAAGGGTCACCAGGCAGGACTACTATGTGAATGGTGATACTTATAAGTTTAGAAAGTATGGTTGGTTCGGTAACATAAAGTTATCTTCTGTCTTCAATTATGGTAAGAGATATCCAGAAGGACAAGCAATGCAGATCCAATGGCCACCTCAACAGTTACAGTATACTAATGGTAAGGAACCACAGTCACCTTATTATCCTAAGCAGACTAACCTACCTAAGAAGGTACAGGTAAGAGATGCTACTAACGCTAGGTTCACACGTAACGCAAGGTATGCTATCTACCAGTCAATGCACGACAAAAACTCTCAGGTGTGGTATAGTAATCAAAACAGTTACATTCCAACTCAACAGAGGTGGATTGATATCCTAGCCAAGGAGGTAGATTAATGGATGCTGCTGATCGTAGACTGATGAAGTCAACAATGGAACTGCAAGCAATCAATCGTGGATTGAAGAGAGCAGATGGTGATCAGAAGAAAATGAACAAGGAACTTAAGAAAATCAGAAGATATTTCAAAAGTCCCTTAGCAGAGGTTGCAAGATTGGACAATAGCATATATAATGTTAAGGAAACCACACACGAGGTAGATGTCAACCAAGGATCAGAAGCAAGCGGGGTGGACACTCCTGATGGAGAGCCTACACAAACCTGATAACCGACTCAGGAATTGTGCTCGCAATCAAGAATGCTATGATGAACTATTACAGTATCGTGAAGAAGTAATTCAGTACTGCCAGACACGTCTAAAGGAGGTCCACGATGATTAATTTAGATGATCGCTACCATTCATACCTGACTGACCCTAACAAGAGGTTACTCATTGATGGATGTAAAGAAAGAGTCACAGCATATGGTTGGCATTGTGATGGCAATGATATCACTGGATACTATGTGTCCACTGATAACTATAAGTTGTTCTATAATATGAACGAGCAGTTCATTAGGATGGTTCCAATCCGTGAATGCAGTGACCTACCTACAAAAGTTGAAGTATAGTGTGCCAGTTACGTAACTGTCACAAGGGGGGTTGACTAAAACCGTACCCCCAAACTATTATAAATAACATCGTTACGAAACGTAACGCTAACATCAGGACTCGAAATAATCGTAACCCTTGTGTTGAATGAAAACAGTACCCTTGTCGGGGGTGCTATCATCCGCAGGGGGTTTTTTAGTCCCTATGCGAGACACTAACTACTACAATGTCTATCAAATCAACAATCGCTGCTATCGCAGCAAGCCCTTTTCTACTCGCTGGAGCCGCTTTTGCTGGTCCATATGTGAATGTAGAAGCTAACGTTTCTTATCCAGACGGAGATTACAGTACTGCTACGACCGATGCTCATATCGGATACGAAGGTGGAGAAGGTAAGGTCGGATATTACGTCCAAGGTGGTCCTGCTATAGTAGCTAAGGACGGTGCCGATACAGAGACAGAATTCTCTGGTAAGGTTGGAGTTTCTATCGCTGCTACAGAATCATTCGGTGTTTACGGAGAACTCTCTGGAATCACTAACGAAGATTCTTCTGGCGATGGCATCATCGACTGGGGCGCAAAGTTAGGTGGTAAGTTCACCTTCTGATTGACTCAAGTCAACAGATAATATATACTGGGTGGGGTTTTTCCCCACCCTTTTTATTGCTTTAATACCCTATGGCATCACCTAAAAATACAGCAATCTATACTAAAGAAGGTTGCCCTTTCTGCACCAAGATAAAGAGGGTGTATAATGAGAAGGGATGGAATTATCAAGAGTATAAACTTGATGTAAATTTCACACGTGATCAATTCTATGGAGAATTTGGACACGCTTCTACATTCCCACAACTAAAAGTGGATGGTAAGAACATTGGTGGATGTAATGAAAGCATCCAGCAGTTTAGGCAGCAGGGTTTCCTCTAAATAGAGACAGTTCATTGGAGGAACTCTTTAGTTGCAAACATTATTAGGAGAAACCAATGGAACAGGTAACCGCCTCACTGTATACTTTTTCGTTATTCGCAGCATTCATATTGGGTAGTCTGGTGACCTTTATCTTCAAAGGATACCTAGATGCCTACATCGACAACGCTGCTTACGCAAAAGCAATCACCCATCCAGAAATGTTGGATGAGAATGGTAACGTAGACCAGTCAGAACTACTCTACTTGCATCTTGTCGATGATGATGCTACAATTGAGGACGATGACGACTGAATTAATCTGGACAATTAACTATGAAACTGATGATCTCTGAAATTATTCAGAAGGCACATAATGCCAAGACCAAGGCAGAGAAGGTAAAGATTCTTAAGGCTAATAATAGTCAGTCATTAAGGTCATTGTTCATTTGGAACTATGATGATAGTGTCGTGTCTGTTATACCTGAAGGTGAAGTACCTTATAGAGCTAATGAAGCACCACAAGGTACTGAACATACTTCTCTTGAATTAGAGGCACGTAAGTTGTACTACTTTGTTAAGGGTGGTGCTGATCAACTCCCTGGTGTCAAGAAGGAGAATATGTTTATCCAAATGTGTGAGGGATTACACAAGGATGAAGCAGCAATCCTATGTCTTGTCAAAGATAAGCAACTCGGTAAGAAGTTTAGGATCACTAAAGCAGTGGTGACTGAAGCATTCCCTGAGATTAATTGGGGTGGTAGGAGTTGAATATTATTCACGAGAACTGCGATCCTAAACTCGCAGAAGATAAGAAACTACCTTACACAGCGTACTTGGTACAGTATCTTGTTGAAGAGAACAATGTTCTCCAGACCAGACACGATATTGCTATGGGTAGTCAAGCAGTTGAACTGTTTGACCATTACTATGATAAGTACAAGAAGAACTTCAAGTGGTTGAAGCAATCTGAAGGTAGACTTAGACCTCAAGAATGGAATACTACACCTACTCCACCACGTAAGAAGCGTAAGAGGAGGAAGGAAGAGGATGAGTAACACCTTTTATAATTTGAAGAAGAAGACATCAGAGGTACCTGAAGATCTTAAGGAACAATTAGTTACCTCTGCAATGGTCGGTAAATTCATTGGGGTTTACCTGTTAGGACCTGTGTTGTGGATGTTCTGTTGGAACTACACAATGCCATACATATTTGCAGTGAAGAGTATCAATTACTTTCACGCATTTTGTTTCATTACTATGATTAGATTTCTACAAAATGACCAAAGCACCGATT